GGGAAACAGTCTCAGGGGAAAACTCTATAAGTCTAGATTTTGTAATTTATGCAAATGTCTACAAACGTAAATTTATTGTGGGAAAACTAACGCCGACGCCTGTACACGCTGGGGCGGCATAACCGATGCCTAAACTACAATTACCCAAGCGCCCGCGGGGCCGTCCGCCCAAGTCGCGCGATCAGGACGATGCGCTTGCGGATATTCTAAAGCATTTGTCTGCGCATGCGGTGGCGCGCATGACGTTGGCTAGTCAGGCTGCCGTGTCTAACTGGCGTTCGCTGGGGATGCCGTCGAATCCTGATGGCACCTACGACTGGTATTTGTGCGTTAAGTGGTTCCGCGACGAGAAGCGGTCACATCTCAAGCGGATTACCGACCCCGCCGCGGCCACCACGTCCGGAGGCGGGGGCGGGGACGCGCCAACGTACCCGGACATGGACGACAAGTACAAGGCGCTGTCACGTAAACAGCGATTCGAGCGCGAGGCGGGGCTACTGATCGAGCGCAGCGAAGCCGAAAAAGATTATATGCGAATCATACTCACGTTGCGCGCGTCGTTGCTCGCGTTGCCCGACCAGATCGCGTCCCAGCTTGCCGACCTTTCGGCCGCCGAGGCTGCGACCGTGCTGCGCGAACGTCTATTGTGGTTGTGCTCACAGTACCGAGATGGCCGCGTGCCCATCACTCCAGAAGCGGCGCAAGCAATCGACGAGGTTGTCGCCTCACATATCACCGTGTTACCACCCATCACCCCATCGAATGGGGACCAAGCCGCGAAGGTCGACGAATGAGCGGAGGATTTAAGTTTATGCTAAACAGTGTGACGGTAGTTGCGCAGCTTTATAAAAACGGCGTCATGTGGATAAACGAGGATGCGAACATTGACGAGCTAGGCGTTGCGGTGCATACGGCGCTCTCGATGGTCCCGGCGCCGCCGGTGCTGCACGACTGGACGGACATCCACAAGATGCGGCGATACCTGTTGCAGCTTATGAAGATTATTCATCTTGCCCGGCGGCGGGGCCGATGACTGCCGCGGCCAAGAAACCGCCGACCAGCCGCGCGCCCGAGATGCGAGCCGCGACGTGGGCGGGGATGCCGAGGCACCGCGCGGCGTGGTCGGTCGGCGAGAAGATCACCACAGCGCAGTGGGCCAAGGCCAACCGGGTTTTGTCGGAGAAGCAATCGGCCGAGCCGGGCAACTGGAACAACGAGCGCACACCGTATCTCGTCGGCATCATGGACGCGTTTTGCGATTCAGAGATTACCGACGTGGTGGTGATGAAGGCGGCGCAAGTCGGGATGTCGGAAGCGATGCGCAACGTCCTAGGCTACTGGATCGACCAAGACCCGGGGCCGGCGCTCTACGTTATGCCGGATGAAGATTCGGCAAAAGAAGTGATGGCGGAGAAGCTCGGGCCGCTCATCCGTGACACGCCGTGCCTTGCGTCGCATCTGACGGCGAAGCAATCAGACGTGGGGCAACGGCGAATCTTACTCGATCACATGGAGATACATGCCGCGTGGGCCGGCTCGCCGCAGTCGCTCGCCTCGCGCCCCAAGCGGTTTGTAATTTATGACGAGGCGGACAAGTACCCGCCGTTTTCGGGGAAGGAGTCCGACCCCATCAGCTTAGGCAATAAGCGTACGGCGACGTACCGGCACCGCGCTAAGCGCGGCATCCTCGGCACGCCAACGATTCGGAGCGCCCCCATCTTCCGCGCGTGGGAGTCCGCGCAGGTTCGCCTTTTATTCCATGTCCCCTGTCCGTCGTGCGAACGCTACGCGGTGCCGGCGTGGTCTAAGATCCGCTGGCCCTCGGATCTCCCTGGCACCCGCGACGAGCAAGCGGCCGAGGTCGAAAAGCTCGGGCTTGCATGGTATGAATGCGAATGCGGGGCGAAGATCACCGAACGGCAACGCGCTGCGCTGTTGCGTCGAGGGCGGTGGGCACCGGAGGGGTTCAGCGTCGACCCGAACGGCCCCGCGCGCCAAGGCGTGCCGAAGGGAACACGGCAAATTGCATTCCACGTCCCCGCGACGATCTCGCCGTGGGTGTTGTGGTCGGAGATGGCCGCGGCGTTCCTGCGCGCGATCGGCAGCGAGTCGAAGATGATGGATTGGCGAAACAGCTTTGCAGGCGAGCCGTATGAGGTACGCGCGTCGTCGATTAAGAGCGATGCGTTTGATTCAAAGATGGCCGCGGGGTATCCGTCCGGCGTTGTACCGTCGTGGGCCGGCATGTTGCTGGCTTCGGCCGACACGCAGAAGCACGGATTCTGGTACGTGGTGCGCGCATGGGGCCATGCATACCGCTCGCGGCTCATCGTTGAGGGGTTCGCCGAGACGTTTGCGGACCTCCGGGCTAAGACGCTCGACGCTTTTTATGCAAACGAAGATGCGAACGTGGCCGCGATGGCGCCCCACATGCTCGCTATCGACTCCGGCGGCGGCAGTGAGGCGGCCGATAGCGACCTCAATTTAACCGATCAGGTGTACCAGTTTGTTCTAACTGATCCGGCGCGCATCGTTGCGATCAAAGGCTATGGCGGCGCGCGAGAATTGGAGACGCCGATTCGGCAATCGTTCATTACGGCGAAGGCGCCGGGCGAGAAAGACGGCGCGAAGGTGGCGCTCTATCTTCTGAAAACTGGATATTTCAAAGACGTTTTAGCCGCGCGTATCGTTAACGACTCGATCGCGGCCGACTCGTGGGAGATTCACAAGGACGTTTCGCGCGACTACGTGCGCCAGATGGCGTCCGAGCATAAAGTGATTATCCGCAAAGCGCGGCAGCAAGTCGCGCGATGGGTGCCGGTGACGTCCGGCGCGGCTAACCACTTGTGGGACGCTGAAGTGTACAACATCGCTCTTTCGCAAATCGCGCACGCGGAGCTTATCCCGCCACATGACGAGATAACCGCGCGGCGCAAGCTTGAGGCGCGGCCGGTCGACCACGGCGAGCGCGCGGACGATTGGGCGAGCGCGACGCGGTGGTGACGGGACGCGATAGCTGGGACAGCGCGGCGGACTGGTCCGGGGATGTCCCCCGCGGCCGGGAACCGTCACCGCTCCCCGCGTCGCGTCGTTCGGTTGAGGTCGTCTGTTGCCCCCACTGCCAAGCGATCGACGTGCGCAAGCGGGACTGGCGAGCCGGGCAACCGTGGGCGCACTGGCTATGCAACGGTTGCGGCGGTTCATGGAAGGAAGCGGCCGAGGTCGGCGGCGGAGGGCGCCGGGCGGCGTTGCCCTAAGTCCTGTCGTTTGTACTTTATACAAAGTCCTTGCGGCGTGGGCGGGTCGGTGTACTTTCTGCATACCCCCTAAAGGCTAATCCATGAGCAACTATCGCACTATCCGCATCCTCGTTCGCGAAGCCGGTCGGGCCGTTTGCGACGCTAACAGCGCGTATGTCGCCCTTCGCGATCGGTTCAACGAGCAAGGGGGCGACGGCGAACCGCCCGAATCAACCGAGCTAGACAAGGCAATGGCGCGGTTTGATGCGCTATGCGCGGCGCGCGATGCCATGCCGGACGACCGTAACGACGCTGAGCGCGAAGCGGACGAGGAAGCCGCGGAGGCGGCGGCCGAACGCCGAGAGGATCGGCGGACGCGCCGCGCTGAAGTCGGTTACACGGAATAACTGAAACACCTAAAGGACAAACATGCCGCGCCCTAAAACCCCTGTCCTCCCCGGCGACCGCTACGGCCGCTTAACCATCGTTTGTGAATCGGAGCCCGAGCCGCGTCCGTGGTCGTCGTCTGCTTACCGTCGATTCGTCGTGCGCTGTGACTGCGGCGCGGAGACAGTTGTGCGCCTCTGCAACATGCGTTCGGGGTCCACGCGTTCATGCGGTCGTCATCATCCGGTCTGGACGAGCGTTGATTGGCGATTGGAGCGCGCGTCGTGACACCCGCTTCGCTCGCCCGCAAGATGCTCCGCGAATTTGTGAAGATCCGCCAGCCGGACGGAACACACATGTTTGGCCAAGTCCTCGGCACGCAATACCGGTGCACGGACTGCCGCGTGCGTTTGTCCGGCGGTAGAGAGCGGTGGATACCGTTGGGGAAATTGCGCTTTACGGACCCAGCGACGGCCGTTGCGGTGAGCATCTTTCTTGCAAAGAAAACACATAAAGGCTAATTTATGGAAACCATAAAAACCAATGCCGAAGGGCTCCGCGCCGCTCGGGCTGCCGCTCTGCCATCGCTTAAATTCAAATTCGACCGGCTCGACCTCGCCTTGGTCGTCTGGTTTGTCCTTTGTGGAATTGCTACAAAGCACGTTCCGGATGCGTGGTTCGGCGTCACGTCGGGAGTGTTCATCCTGCTAGCGTTCCTCGACCGCTCGTTACGGCTCATCCTGCGCGAGCTACGCCAGAAACGTGCCGGTTGAATCATTCCGGCCGCTGTTCAAACGATGCGCTTAAGCTGAAACCCGCGCGCAAGTCTAGTCGCCCCATGGGGGTTCCGAGAATCTTCCGATCTAGGGGGTTGTAGAACCTAGCCGCTCCGCACTAGACTTGCGGCGAATGGCTACCGACAGCGCGATTACCGCCGCCCTTGCCGCCGCGCAAACGCTCGACATCCGCCCCGCGGATCTCGTCGTGATGCTGCGCCGCGCTATCGCGGGCGGATTGACCGACGATGGACGCGTGGTGGTTGCCACGTCGACTCGCGGCACATCTATTTCGTTCGGTTCGCTCGCGGAGGCAGTGGCCGCGCTTGAGCGATTGCAAGCCCTCGCTGCCGCCGACGCCGGGATCGTCTCGATGCCGGGAGGGTTCGTCTGTGGGTGAGCCCGTTACACTCCCGCGCTCGCCGATCGCCAAGCGCAGCGCCGCGCCGAGCGGTTCCTGGTGGATCAACAGCCGGCTCGGCGTCGAGGCTGGCGACGCTGCCGTTGTTTCTGTGAAGTGTCCGCATTGCGCTCGCGCGTCATCGCTGCGCATCGTCGACACGGACGGCACGGCGGAGGGCCACGACATCGCGAGTGATGGCACCGTGTCGCCGTCGGTTGTCTGCCCGTACCCGGATTGCGCTTGGCATACGTTCGTGCGCCTCGCCGATTGGTCCGGGGCCGTAGCATGACCGCTGGCCTTGCCTACCACGCGTCGCAACGGAATCGGCTTTTCGGCGATTGGAATATAGGCCAATCGGATCCTAACGACGAATGGTGGTTGGAAGCGGGTACGATCGCAAGCCGCGCTTGGGATTTATTCAATAATAACCCGTATGCCCGCGCGCTGGTCGAAACTGACATCGCTGGTGTGTTCGGCTCGAAGGGTTTGGAATTCCGCTCGACCTACAGCGAAGACGACGACCCGGCCGTTTCGGAATCTGAGCTAGCGGTACGTCGCTCCATCAACAAATACGTTTCGCGCGTGACTCGTGGCACCCGGCCCGACGTGGCTGGTCTGATGTCGTGGGTGGACATGCACCGCGCGCTCCGCATTGCGCGCCGCGTGGTTGGGGACGGTTTCGCGGTTCGGGTCTGGAAGCCGGGCCGCCCGCAAGCGGTGGCGGGGACGTGCTGGCGCCTCATCGACCCCGCCCGCGTCAGTAATCCGAGCTTCGGCGCGAATTCTAAAACGATGTTCGAGGGGTTCGAGCTAGACGCGGATGGCCAGCCGGTCGCTATCCATGTGCTCAACACGCATCCCAATATCATCCGGTACCGGGACAAGATGGTATGGACGCGAGTCGCGATCCATGCTCCCGACGGTACGCGCAACGTCATCCACTGCCGGCCGGTCGGCCGCGCGGATCAGATCCGCGGTATATCGGCCTTTGCGCCGTGCATGGAAGATTTGAAGCACCTGGGCGACCTCAAGCTAGCGTGGGTCGTCGCGAAGAAGGCTAACGCGTCTATCGCATATTTCATAAACACGAAAGACCCGACCAAAGCGGCGGCGTCAGATCGTAACGGCGCGGTTATCAACGGCACCGTCGGCATCAAACCGTTGATGAAGTACTACCTCCCGACCGACGACAAAATCCAATCGTTCAACTTCCCATACCAGGGGGCGGAGTTTGACGAATTGCTGATGTCGATTATGCAAGGCGTGTGCGCGCCGTGGACGTTCCCGGTTGAGATTGTTTTGCGCCGGCTTACCCGCTCGAATCTCGCTAGCTCTCGTTCGGCGCTTCTCGACTACTACCAAGCCAACACCCGCGGCCAGGACGAGCACATCGAGCAAGCCGCGCATCCCATGGTGTGCGCGCACATCCGCGAAGGGCTAGACCGCGGCGAAATCGAAGCTCCGGACGGCGCGGACATTGATCGTTTGTGCGAAGGTCGTTTTCTGCGCCCTGCGCGGGTGTGGCCGGACCCGAAGAAGGAAGCCGAAGCCGCTGGGCTATGGATCGCGCTTGGCCGCTCGCGCTCGTCTGCCTTCGCTGAAGTCGGAATGGAGTTTCAAGACGAGGTTACGGAACTCCGCCAGGACGAGGACTATGCAGAAGCGCAAGGCGTGGACCTCCCGACGCCCGGCGCTACCGCCTCCGCCGCCCCCGGTTCGCCCGCGGTCGACGACAACGGCGATCCGATCGACCCGAACAGCGACGAAACGCCCACGCCGCCCGCAGAGCCGGTCAAAAAGCCGGCCGCAGTAGACCCGATTTCACTGGCGCCGCTGTCGATGTCGTCTGTCGAGCCCGCGCCGGTCGTGGTCAATCTGTCGATCAACAATCCGGCGCAGGCGCCGGTGGAACGGTCCTACACGCTGGAACGCCAGCCTAACGGCGGCATTAAAGTTTCCACAAAGCCGGTAGAGACGACCGAGGCGCCCGCCGATGGCGAATAATCCGAAATTTACTGATGTCGAAGCGAACGCCGCCGCGGATGCGTCCGGCGCGCTTCTCAACTCCGGATATATTCGGATTTACGACGGCGCGCAGCCCTCTACCGGCGACACCGCCGTTACTACGCAAACGCTGCTCGTTGAACTACGGTTCGGGGCTATCGCATTCGCCCCCGCGGTGACCGGCGTTGCGGTATCTAACGCGATTGCGCCCGGTGTGGCGGTCGCGGACGGCACAGCCTCGTGGTTCCGCACATTCAAGAGCGACGGCACGACGGCGGTATACGATGGATCAGTGGGCACCGCTGATTCTGACATGATTTTGGACGATGTTGCGATTGCGGCTGGCGGCGATGTCTCGCTTGACGCCGGAACCTACACACGACGCAAGGGCTAACCCATGGCATCAATCACTTACGATTCGTTCGTTGATGACACCTTGCGCGGCAACATCGATCTAGACGGCGATACCTTTTATATTTTGCTCGTAACGTCGAGCTACAGCCCGAACAAAGGCACGCATACCAAGCGGTCGGACGTCACTAACGAAGTGACCAGCGCCAACTATACGGCGGGGGGCAAGGCGGTAACAGCGACCATCGCCAAGGACACGTCGGGCCACAAGGTCACCATGACCTTTACCGACCTCAATTGGGCAACAGTTACGCTCACCGCTCGCGCGGCGGTGATTTACAAGCACCGCGGCGGGGCATCTTCGGCCGACGAGCTTGTCTGTTACCTAGATTTCGGTGCGGACATCACAGCCACCGCCGGAACCTTCGCGGTTGCGTTCGGCACACCTATTACCTTCCAGAATTAAACCGTGGCTGTCCAGTTTCTTACTGGTTTCGATTCGGGGGGCATTGAAAACGCCAAGTCCAGCGGCGGCACGTTCTCGGTTCAAAACTCTATCACGAAACACAGCATTGTAGGGATACCGAGCTACGCGCTTCGCGTAAATCCTACGACGTCCGCGGTTGGGTTTGTCGGTTTTGGCACGGTGGCCGCGACTACCGGGTTGCCGGCATTCTTTACCAATCAGTTTTATAATAGCCGCTTCTATTTCTATATCGCTACCGCGCCTGCGGCTAACTCTGAACAGATCATGTCGTGCCGCACGACCGCGGCGGGGCTTAATTGGGCGGTTCGCCTCGACTCCGCCCGAAAATTGTCGCTATATAACGCGTCGAATGTGCTCGTTACCACCGGTTCGACGGTCCTTGCGCTTAACACGTGGTACCGCATTGAAATTCAAGCAGACAACAGCGGTTTGGTTGGGTCCGCCGTCCACCTTCTGCTTATTAACGGCGTTACCGAGTGGAATACAACTTGCGCCCAAGGAACCAATCCGGGCGAATACTGCCTAGGAAAGACTACCAATCGAAACAGTCAAACCATGGATGTCTATTACGACGATCTCGTTTTAGACAACAGCGGAAGCTTGCCGGGGGAAGGCATAGTCGCGTGTTTGACGCCTAATAATATAGTTAATGGGGTTTTCGATTTTAATTCTGGGACAGGTACGAGTGGCGCCCCGGAATGCGACGAAACTCCGCTCGACACGACCACCTATGTAATGAGCGCGGCGTCGGCAAATCATAACGCCACATTTAATCAGCAATTGGCAATCGCCGCGCAAGTGGGCGGCACTATCCGTGCAATTCTGATGACGTGCGCGGGTATCCGCGAGGACACGACCGGTACCTCTGATATCAAAGCCCAGATAAAATCGGGATCTTCGACCCAGTTAAATTCTACGTCACTCAACGCGACGACGACGCCTAGCAATATTGCCGTTCTCTCCCTGACGGATCCTGCGACCGGCGTAGCCTGGACTCGTGCGGGAATCGACGCGGCATCGTTTGGGATTATCGCGGGCGCCAGCAACGCCATTGCGGTGCGGCTATCGGCGGTTTTCGTCGAAGTTTGCGGCGATTTCCTCGCCGTAACGGCAAACCCGGCGTCCGTTGCGGTGGCGGCTCCTACAGTTTCGGCGACGGGCGCGGCGAATGCCGCAGCACCAGCCGCCACTGTAACCCTTTCCACGCCTGACGCGTCGGCGACGGGCAACGCTGCCGCTACCGCTTCGGCGGCTACCGTCACGGTGACAGCGCCGACCGCGGTTGCGTCTGTGAACGTGAGCGCGTCCGCTTCGGCGGCTACTGTCACGGTGACAGCGCCGACAGCGACCGCGACGGGCGACGCCAACACGACGGCGGACGCCGCTACCGTCACGGTGACAGCGCCGACAGCGACCGCGACGGGCGACGCCAACACGACGGCGGACGCCGCTACCGTCACGGTGGGCGCCCCGACCGCCTCGGCGACCGGCGGCGCGTCGGCAACCGCGGATGCGGCCACCGTCACCGTTACCCCGCCCACAGCCACCGCAGACGGCGGCGCCTCTGGCGCCATCACCGGCGGATTCGATGTCGCCGCTCCGGCGCCGTCGCTCTCGTTCTCTGGTTCGGTCGTCAATCCTTCTCGCGCGCATGGCGGTTCGAGTGGTTCGCCGCACCGCCGGAAACACGCACACCACAAGCGGCACAAGCGCCCGACTGCTCCCGCCCCGATTATGGGCGCGTCGAGCGTGTCGGCGCATGCACCTCGGCTGGCATTCCATGGATATGTCTCCCGTCCAGTTGATCGCGCGCCTCCGACCGAACCTCCCGAGACGCAACCGAGCACACCGCGGCGGATTACTGGCCGCTTCGATGTCGTCGCGCCGGGATGGCATGTGCAGAAGCGCGGAAAATTCGATCAGTGGGGCGATCAAATAATTGCAGACGCTATCGCGATGGTCGAAGCCCTTGAATTATCCAACGATCGGACGTAGGTATATACTCATGGCCACGAAATTAACGCCCGCGATGCGATTTCTAGAGGCGCACGGATGGGCGCTTCTCCCGCACGTTCACGCGTCCATGGTCGATATTATCGAGCGTCACGCCGACGGTGTGCGGATGTCGGCCGATGAAATCGCCATTGCGATCGGTCGCGCCGCGCCAGAAGCGGCGGTCGATACCATCGCGGGCGCCCCTGCGCGCCTAGAACCGCGGATGCAGATTGTTAATACGACTGCCATTGTTCCGGTTCGTGGCATCCTCGCGCGCTACGCGGACCAAGTAAATTCCATTTCGCAGCCGCAAGGCCGTTCGGCCGAATCGGTCCAAGACGATTTGCGCGCCGCGCTCGCCGACCCCAAGGTTGATCGGGTCGTGATGCGGCTCGACTCACCCGGCGGCATGGTGAACGGTACCGCCGAGACGGGCGCGGTTATCGCGGCGCTGCAAGCTGCCGGGAAGCCGGTTTTTGCCTTTGTGGATGGTCTATGCGCCTCGGCTGCCTACTGGATCGCGGCGTCTTGCGACTCGATCACGGCTAGCTCGCCGTCCGCGCAAGTCGGCTCCATCGGCGTTATGGGTTCGGTCGTCGAGCGCGTGTCACCCAAGGGCATGAAGATTACGACCCTCCGTAGCTCGCCGCTCAAAGCGCCGGGCGGGGAAAAGGTCACGTCCGAACAGATGGCGTCGCTGCAAAAGAACATTAACGACCTCGCGAGTAACTTTTATGCACACGTTGCGCAGTCGCGCGGGCTCGATGTCGCCTCGCCCGAGTACGCCGCGGCCATCACCGGCGAAGCCTTTACCGCTTCGGTTGCAAAAACGCTCGGCCTTATCGACTCCATTGCCGCTTGGGATTCGTTCCTTGCAGGCGTGATGGGGACCAACGCTCTCGCCGCCGGCACACCGCCGGTAGCAAACCACGCGGCCCAGAAAGCCGCATCGTCGCCGGACACCCGGCAGAAACCCGACACCATGAAGATTACCGCCCAGGTACTCCTTGCGCTGCTTGCCAGCGCCCCGGAGCACCTTGCGCTAATCTCTGCCATGGCGTCCGGCGACACCGTTAAGGGTGTTGAGCCGGCGACCGAAGCAGAGATTCGCGCAGCTATCACCGCCACCCAGCAGAAAGCGATTAGCGACAAGCTCGCCGCGCTCGAAGCGCAAGTTATTGCCGACGGCAAGGCGCACACCGCCGCGCTCGTCGCCAAGGACGCCGAGCTTACCGCGCTGAAAGCGCAGTATGCCAAGGATCAGAAGGTTATCGCGCTCGGCGCGGGCGCCGCGAAAGATCCGGGAGCCGATCACACCGGCGCGAGTGCTTCAGATGACAATAAGCTGAAGGCCGAATGGGAAGCTCTGACCCCGAGCCAGAAAATGGGCTTTTGTGACGACTTCGCCGGGTTCAAAGCGTGGCGGGTGAATGCCCACCGCGACCATTCTGCCACTGTTTCCGCAACTGCCGATAAGGAGGCCTGATCATGACTGCTCTTACTGTGGAAGTCGAGCGCGGCGTTACGGGTGGGATGTTCCGCCGTCTGCCGTCCGAGATTAGCGCCAACCCCTTCGCCGGCTCGCTGCTGAGTTACGCCGCGGACGGACAGGTGCATGAACTCGTGGCCGGCGAACCCTATGCCGGTGTTTGTCGGTCGACCATCCCCACCGCGAATGCCGCGGCGGCCGATGGTGCGTCCTACATCGAGGCCGTTTGCGGTATCCATATTCTTGAAGCGGTTATCTCTGGCGTTGGCCAGGATGACGCGGCATTGCGCAGGAAGGTCTACGCGTCAGACGACGCAACCTTGACGTTCACCGCCAAGGAAAATACCTACATCGGCGAAGTGATCGGGGTTGATGGTACTAAGGCGATTATCCTCGCCCGTACCGCTGACGTGCAGCCGGCCGGCTTCGGTTCATCGGGTGTTGTGACCCTGACCGACGCGGGCGTGACGCTGACGACCAACCATCTCGATAAGGTGTTGCTGATCACCCCGACGACTGGCCGGACTTTGGTCCTGCCTCCGGCGGCGGACTGCGCTGGTCGGTTCCTGACGCTTAAGGTGCTTGCGGCGTTCGCCGTGACACTGGATGGCAACGCTTCGGAGAATATCGACGGCGCGACGACCTTTGCAGCCTGCGACGCCGCGCAGGATACCGTTACCATCTACTGCGACGGTGCCGCGTGGCATATCGTCGCGGCTCGTATCGCTTAACCCCCCACGCCACGAAAGGACACATTCCATGATTACCGATTACGGCGTGAAGGGGCAAATATACAAAGCCCTCGCCGAAACTCCTAGCTCCGATAAGCTCGCCACGTTGGCGGTGCGCGTCGACAGCAACTTACCCGCCGGCTCATCCGAGAAGCTCGACTTTATCGGTATGGTCCCGGCTCTGCGCGAGTGGATTGGGGGCCGCAACGCTAAGCGCCCTCTGGCCTACAAGCCGACCGTGCTGCTCAAGAAATTTGAGAGCACTATCGACATCCCGCTTGATTGGGTGAACAACGACAAGACGGGCCAGGTTGCCCAGGCTTCGGGCCAGCTTGTCCGCCGCTACAACCCGCAGTGGGCGGCGGCTCGGGTCGCGGCTCTGATCAATGCGGGCGCGACCGATACCACCGGGATCGACGGCAAGGCTTTCTTCGCCGACGATCACGTCTGGGGCGACTCGGGCACGATCGACAACAACCTGAGTCACGCCGCAGCCACGGGTACGTCCCCGACTGCGAACGAGGCTGCGGATTCGATCGTCGAGGCCTACAACGCTCTGACCACGTTCAAGGATGACCGTGGCGAGCCGATGAATGAAGATATTACCGAAGTGACGATCGTTGTGCAGGCTGGCACGGCGACGGCTGCGGCGGTCGCGCAAGCGGCGGTGCTCGACAATCTCGACACCGGCGCAGGCGTGCGGAATAACCCCGTTAAGGGGCTGCCGGTCAAGATCAACATTGTTGCCTCGACTCGTATTACGCTCGGCGAAAAGTATGTGATGGTGAACGCTAGCCCGAATGCCTGCCCGTTTGTGATGCTCGAAAATAAGGCCGATTTCGCGATCACCCAGAAGGGTCGCGGGTCGGACTACGAGCACGACAACGATGCGTGGCAGTACGGTATCAAGGCCGTGGGTGAAGCGGGCTACGGCCGCTTTACCGACGTCGTGCTGATGACGTTCACTTGATCCCGCTGACCCGGACCGATTCGCGCTTGCGCGCGGGTCGGTCCGGGTCTCCTTTCCCGAAAGCA